ACTGTAGGCACAGTGTTATATCCAGAACCAGGAGTTATCACTCTCACAGCATGAATAGCACCATCTTTAGCAGTTAATTCTACAGTAGATTGGCGTGATTCGATGTCACCAATGCCAAAGTTTAACAATATAGACGCTGCTTGAAAGTCTGTTGGACGAGTTTGAGATGTATACGAATCATTGACAGTAACGATACCAAAAGTATAACCAATACCAGGTTTTACAACCCTTACAGATTCGATTTCGCCTGCATCATTAATAATAGGAACTATTTCAGCTGGGTTTATTCGAGTGTTAACGTCAAACGAGAAACCAACGCCAGTTCTTTGACTAATAGACACACTGTCATATAGAACTAAGTTAGATGCAAATGCATCTTGAGTGTTAGAGAAAAACTTCTTAGAATAACCAAATCCACGTTCAGTGATAGTTACACCTGTGACGCATCCAGTTAAATAGAGTGTGGTACTTGTTGACACTGTAATAATTGCATCAACTGTTATTTGAGTTGGGTACTGATCATTAGCATCTAATTGAAGTGATACTACTTCACATATCGTTGAACCAATTTTGACAACTGATCCTACATTCATTCTTCTATTGAATGTGCCTGTAAGTATAGTATGAGCAGGGTTGACTGCTGCAACTGCTGTTGTGATAGTCGCAGCAGAAAGATCTCCAATGATACCAGTTGCTGCTGCAATAACGCCATTTGCAAGATCTGGATTCTTAAATGCAAATGTAACTGAGGAATATCCAGAACCTGGATTAGCGATAATAAAATTTTCTAACTGATATGGGTTTTCTTCAAGAACCCCATCGCCAGTAATACTCAGTGTAGTAAAACTACTACTAATTCTTTCCATAATTGGTTCTAATACTGCAACTGAAGATGGTGTTCCACCAGCAACTGTTACTTCTGGTGGATATTGATAACCACTATTAAGCGTAGGGTTACTAATAGAAACGCCAGTGATTGCACCACCAGCAACAGAAATAGTTCCTATAATTGCAGCAGTTCCACCAGATATGTCAGGTAAAGATAAAGTTACTGTAACACCGGCGTTACTACCATAACCAGCGCCACCTGAAATAACTTTAAAGCCTGTAACTCTATACGAGGTCTTAACATAGCGATATCCAGGATTTTCGATAGTAGCAGAAACAATCGATCCAGCAGAGTAGAACTGATTGCTTAATGCTGTAGCCACGGGCATAGTTGCCAATGACAAGAATTTGTTACGCATTGAAAGTGGAATCGTATACATGTATTTCCACTTGTAATTGTCTGCTAATTCAATTATTTTCTCATCAGTGCCACTTGGACGATTCTGAGAAGGTTTTCCATTATCATTAAATATACACTTGTAGACATGATAGTCATCAGTCATACAGTAGAAGTTTGACGTCTCAAGAGCCGTAGCTCCTGAGAACGCGACTTGATCAGCACTATATTCATCATACATATCAAACGTATATCCAGCAATCCAATTAATTCTTGGAATAACTGCTGAGATGTCGTTAGCGTCAATCTGCTTATAAAACAACAGATCATTACGAGTAGCAACCTCAAACTCGTATGAGTCGTTAGCAGGAGAAGTAGATTCTACTCCATTTACTAGAGGCCATGCGTATGATCTACCATAAGCATAATAATACTTACTGAAGTTTGATACGATCTCTGAGATGATAGACTTAACTAAGTTAGTCTTCAAAGAGAATTTTAGCAAAGAAGTAGGATTAGCTGCAGCGCGATAAACGGCGTATCGAACGCCATCTATCTCGATGTAGTTAGTACCACCTTCACTGAATATTGGTGTTGTTGCCATTTAAATACCAGATTACTGAATTGTAACGGTCCAAGTGATAGCGATAGTGTCGTTAGCGCCTTTGTTAACAACTTGGAAGTTTGTCTTACATAACATACATGCAGAAACTGCAGAACCTGGAGTACCAGAAGTATTGTAAATAGCTGCTTCAACAATAGCACTGTTAGCTGCTTGAGTTGTTGGGAATGTAGCATTGTAAGTAATAGTAGCACCTGCGCCCGTACCACCCGCAGTAGTTAAACCAATGATACCACGTTGTGCATATGCACCTGTAGTTGTCAATATGGTATCAGTATCAGCAATAGACGTGATAGCCAATGCGCCTGGAGTAAGACTTCCGCCCAATGCCATATGAGACATCTGAGCTGGAATAGAAGCATCCTTCATGCGTTGACCAATCCACTGCTTACCAACTACAGTAACTAGGTTAGATTGAAAACGTGTATCGATGAGTTCACCGTCACGGAAGTGTGCTATTGCTAATGTGCCACCTAGTTCGATGACATTTTTAAATTTTGGAATTAAAATCATGTGATTTCCTTTATATTGTTATAGAATGCAGTGCATTCATGTTGATGTTGTATCTAATACAACGTTCCTAGTAATATTTATATTACATTAAGTAAATGCTCTTACGTCAAGAGCAAAATACGTTCCACTAGAATTGTATGAACTGACTCCCAAGGCGTCGCCTTCTATGTTATACGGATTATAGTATAATGTACCAATGTCATATGGATCAATTATATCGATAGTAGTTGAATTAGTTGATCTGAATATTTTCTTCACTCCTACTTCAATCATAGTCTGACTTCCTGGAAGTGTTATAGTCGTACTAGAGTATGCGGTAACGTAGATGTATCGGACTGGTACAGAATATGTGCCAGTAGAATGTCGAAACGCTGCTACGACTATAGCTCTACTACTAGCAGTAGCATTGGTAAAAGTTAGTTGAGTTCCGCTTTGAGTAACAGTACATCCAGTATAGTTGAATATATCAGATAGACTAAAGAAAACAGATCCACTAGAAGATCCTATTCTATATGGATCTAATTGATCATATGCAATAGTATTAGTATTTTGCAATCCTAATGCTATATTCTTTTTAACTGTGGATATCATCCAACCTCTGTTAATGAAAGATTGCAGACGACCACCAAACGTCTGACGCGCTACATATGAAATAAATCTTTCTATTCTAGCTTTTACAAATGAGATGTCTTCATTTATAGTTCCGTAAGATTGTGTATCTATAATTCCATTGTAATAGTCAGAAACTAAAACGCTATCGATACCACGAATAGTCGTAGGATATGCTACAGGATCAGAGAACGCACCATAATATGCTCCAGTTGAGCTAATAGACGCAACAGAACCTTTAGTAATAAATGTTTTTATTAACGAGATGAAAAGATTTTCAGTTGCGTCTCCACTAGTATTATTGGCAGCCATGATCCATAGATAACTACAATCACCTAACGTAAAGTCATGTGCTGCAACATGGTTCATTGTTTGACCAGTGTTTATCTGGCCGTACGTCTCATTGAATGTATCACCACTAAATGACCAATTCATACCAGAGTGTACAGTGGATACAGTTTCTCCACTTGCGCCAGTATAAGACTGTGTAATTTCTCGCAAAGGTATATTTTGACCAACAGTTACAATTTGGCGATCAGCAAATGCACTGAAGCCACTTATGTCCCATCCTAAACCATCGCTATACGCAGTTACATTAGTTTGTTCAAGAGGTGTTGTACTTCTATCGTATGGAACTACGATATTATCTCTTGGAATATAATCTACGCTTGAAACAGTTTGAATGAAGGGTGGATTCGGAGATAATATAGAACCTAATTCCCATCCAATTCCATCACTTTGAATAGCAGTAGCATAACCATTTAAATCAGCATTGAAGTCTGTAACACCATTAGTGTCTGATGAAGCAATCGTAAATACTATAGTACCTGAAGTTGCATGAGCTACACTTGTCGTAAACTTATTATTAGGTGTAACGAACACTGTTGCTACAGTTGCATTAGCACCAAAAGCTCCAGTGCCAGATACTTTATTGATAGCCAATCCCCCAAACGTATTGAATACTACACCATTTAGTCCAGTGAGTATTACGTCAGTAGATCCTGCCACGAGAGTAGCAGTATAAAGACCCATGATAGGCTGTTTAAATTTAGCCCATTCATAACTATAGTTATCGCTATATGTGAGTACTGAAGTACTATCTGCAATACCAGTTCTATCTAATACTCTTGAATATCCATCAATAGTAATTCCAGTATTATCAACCATAGGAAAATAAGTGGTTGAGCCTACAGTTACCGTTGATAGAGTATCGAAATTATACGAAATAGAAGATGATGCAGCGTCTGCACGATTAAAATAGTCTCTAGCATCAGCTGGAGAATTTTCTAATGGAGATTCTGTAGATACGCCTAAAGTCCAAGTAGAAGGATTTTGTGCAGAAGATCTTACATCAATTGTAAGACCAGTATCATCTCTCCATGTGGCACCAGCAAATTCCCAGTCAAATCCTGGAGAATGGGCCGCAGTTGCAAATGCTGCTTCAATAGGAGCTTCTGTAGATACACCTTTTACAATTGCACGACCAGTTACTGTTTCAATGACTGATTCAATAAAGTCACCAAGAAGAGTGCGCTCCCATTGCATAGTATCAGCGTCACCTAATGCACGATTTTCGAAGTTACCTACAACAGTATAAGTAGAATCTTCTAATGGGTTAGTTTCGTTACCCATAGTTATGTCCCACTTATTTAAGTGGATGCTAGGTTGCGCTAAATTACGATACGTGTCAAATGATTCTATATTATCAATAATTCCAGTTCTATCTAGATGATATGTTATAAAGTTATCAATAGTAGGAAGAGTTGAATTAGCAATATCTTTGTGCATTGCCCAGTAAGAAGCATCACGAGCAAATACACGTTCAAAGTACTGATAACGAACAAACGCTTCAAGGGGAATAGCGGAAACTAAATACTCATTCTTAATGTTATATTGAGCGAATAACTCAAATCCTGCAGGATGTAATAGACTCTTAACAAGCTCTGAATAAGTATCAAGTTGTTCTTCAACTTTTAGAACATACGAAAATAGTTGATAATACCTACCATCTTGAATATAAATTTCGTCAGAAATAAAACCATCACTTGCAGAATAGTATCCAGGGTATGCTGCAACAGCGCCAAGATCGATCTGAATTTCTGCAAGAGTTTCATCAATAACAACAGAGTTAGATGCATTCGTATAGAACGATGCAATAATTTCACCTACATATGTACCATCTGCATAATATGCATTAGCTTCATTGTCAGGATTACTCTCTGTTATATCAAGAATGTTATTAGAACCTTTGTAATCTATTTGATATAAGAAATAGTCGTTACGGTTAATATAACCAAATTCAGTGTAACCTAAGTTAGTATCACCATACGCTCCAGGATTTGCTGGATTTAACAACACGCCTTCTTCGTTTACAACATTATTATTGAATGTCGCACTAGGCCAAAATTCGCTTGGTCTAGTAGTTTGACCATTATAACTATAAGCACCAAGCGTAGCACTAGAAACTGGATGGAAGTATTCTAAAGGTTGATAGTAAGTACTACTTAATTTTGCAAAGAATGTCGTTTCGTAGTCGAGTCCAAATGAAATAATTTGGATCTTTTTAATTCCACCATTAGAATCAACTTTAGTAATCTTAATAACAGAACCATCGCCCGATTCTGAAGGAAGATTGTATAACTTACCTACTTCAAATCCAGAACCAGATCTTAGAATTGAGTATTTTGCTGGACATGGCGTGATAGTACCAACGTCTATATCGTTATATGACACCACATCATTTATGCTAATGTCACTCGTGTATGCACGATCAATGAACACTTCGTACATGCCTGCGCGATAATATTTAACACGAGGGCAATAAACATCGATGTGTTTCTTGAGTGTTTTTAATTTTATAATGTTACCAGCAAGTTCAAAAAGCTCTTTGCCAGAATATGCTTCTACAAATATAGACTTTTCTTGTTGCCATTTACCATCAGACGCACGAAGAATTTGTGTAGATGGATTTACAATTTCAGCATCTCTATTAAAGAATGCTCTGAATAAGAATTGATATGATTCTTTAGAACCACGCGATTTATAAAATTCTCTTAATCTTTGAAGAATAAAGCGTTCATCTTCAAGTCCAGTAGTTGGAAATAACGCAGAAAGTTCTCTCTTAAAACGAATAACAAATTCGTCAAGAGTTCTATCAATAGAACGAATATCCTCAAGATCGCGTTGTTGTGTTTGTTCAAGAAACGCGTAATAAGCTTTTACGAAGTCGACAAACAGAGCATATTCTTCGCGAATATGCTCTGGTATTTGTCTTTCTAATGCTATTGCGATCGGAGTTTTGTTCATTATATTCTACTAGATGCAGACTGGTGATTTAATGCCGTAGTTTCTTTCACTGAATTGATAGTGATGTATAGACTACTTATATCAACTATTTGATTATTTTTTGATAGCACATCATCTGATTGTGGTTTGATTATAAGTTGCAGATCGGATTCTGCAATTCCATACACAAAAAGATTTTGCAAGATTATAATACCCGTAGAGTAATTTACAGTTCCAACGTTTTCTCTATATGTCACTTTCTTATAAGTGTTAGGATCGTAATAGAACATACGTATATTGCCCTGACCATCATCATCTAAGTAGTAATTCGTGTTAGTATTATCAATGTAAAAACCATTTGACAGCACAGACTCTTCTGCTACTCCTGAAGAATAAATTGCATTTCCCATGTCTACATAATAACGAACAGATTTTTCAAAAATGACATCTATGTTTCTACGTATTTTAATAGTAGTAATACTATTGATGATAGAATTATCAGCGTCGTCTATCTCACGAATTAATCTTGAATAACGTAGAATGCCATCAAATTTTTGCAGATTATTATCATTATAATTTATAATAGCTTGACGAACTAACTCAGTTAGTTGTGCTGCTGTCTTATTAGTCATACTAGGATTATAGTAGAACGTAGTCGTAAGATCAATATAATTGTATATTGGATCTACTATTTCTGAAGTGACACCAAGCATTTGCTTAGGTTTTAAAATAGATTGTAAGATATAACTTTTTTCAGTTGGCACGAGGAATGGTCCACTCTTTGGCTTTATTGCCAAGTAAACTTTACCATATACTGGAGGAGTTAAACTCTCGCCACCGTAACAACTTACTGCATCAATATCTGCATAGTTAGTCTTAATGATATCAACGTAATCTTCTGCTGTTACTGCTCTATCTTGAACTTTAAATTTATGTGAAACGTTATACTTAATTTCGTCATTAGTTTCAACTTCTCTTCCACCTGAAGCTACTACAATGTTGTTGAACACTGGAGTGCCAGGAAGAACAGTGGATCCATTATAAGTAAATGTTCGTACGCCATTAGCAGCTTCACCTGTACTAATGATATAATCGATAGTAATAACGGTTCCTATCGCAGGCTCATAGCCTAAATTATTTTTACCAAAATATATTTCGTATTTTCCTCCTTCAATTTCCTTAAGGAAATATACTTTACTATCAGCACGAAGGTTAAGCATTGATTCTACATAAGTGTACGTAGATGAATTTAAAGATTGTGCTACATCTTGTACTGAAACTCTAATAGTAGAAGTGTCAATGTTTAAATTATTTAAAACGATTTTAGTGTTATCGTAAACCGTGAACTTTTCTGTAACTGGAGTACCTTCATATAACTCTATATCAGTGAAAACATAATTTGCTTGATTTAATGATAGTGCGCCCACGCACTCGTTCAAAGTGTAGAATGTATAATCTACACCTGACAATGAAGAAGTGAATGCACTAAATTTTGGTATAGCTAATGTAGAAGGTTTATTTGGGTTATTACCTGAGGTGACAGTCATACCAACATTAGCTTTTGCAGAACGACGCGATGTTGGAAAGTAACCAAAATTATTAGCAATAGACACAATGCTATCACGTTTACTTGCTGAATCTAAGAACATCTCATTAATTGCAAGGTTTGTGTACATTGCATTATAGTGAGTGTTATACGCAAGAATATCTAATAGTACGTTAAGACCAGATCCTTCGAACTCATAGTCCGTAAACTGATCTTGCCCCTTCATGTATTCTTTTAAATTAGTCTTGATTAAATCAAAGTCTAAATCTGAAATGTTTATTTTATTATTTGTTGCCATTAGCGAGTTCTCTCTAGAAATAAGTCTACACTTATTGGTGTGCTTGTGTTGACTATCGCAAAAACCACAGTAACATAAATGCCATTATTATCTGGGCTAAGTAAGACTGAAATATCAAGAAGATTTACTCTAGGTTCATACGTATTAATCGTATTTTCAATAGTTCTCTTCATCACTGCTGTAAGCATAGGTGTGATTGGTTCAAATAATAGTGCTTTTATCTGAGAACCAATATTACTACGAAAAGGTCTTTCGTAGTTTTTGGTAAGAATTAAATTTCTTATAGATTGCTTTATAGAATTTTCGTCATACTTCTTAGAAACATCGCGTGACACTGGATGCGCAAGGAATCCCATGTCGATATCCGAAAAAGTTCTAGTGTTTTTAGCCA